GTTTTTAAGGAGATGGAGCAAACCATGGAGGACCTCAAGCCCGTTCTTAGCAAGTACATCCAGACCACCAAGCGCCTCGCGGAGATGAATGCGGACATTGCCGAGGTTCGCGATCGCAAGCGAACGCTGGAGCTGGATTTGGCTGCGGTCTACGCGAACAATGTGCTGCCCGACAAGATTGAGTTGAAGGAGTCCAAGATGACCTTTGCGGTCAAGCGCCCGAACCAGTGGAAGCGGGGCTGGACGCTGTCGAAGAAGACACTGGATGTGTACCTGCGTGACATCCTAGGCGAGCGTGGCCAGGAGGTCATGAAGGAGATTATCCGCCGTCACGAGCCGACGCTCACGGAGGATGACTTTGGGTTCGAGCTGAAGTCGATTGGGTCTTCGGGGTCGGCCTCGGGAGGCGAGTGAAATGGCCTCCTGCGAATCGCATGCCCGCAGAAGGAAAGCACGCAGCACGCGGCGAGTGCGGAAATACACATGACAGTAAATGCACCTTCTTTTTCGTTCATTGATGTATCCTTTGCAACTGGGTATAAGCGGGTTTCTGCGTCTTGAGGGTCTCTTCCATCTCACGAAGGAGATTGGACAGTTCGGTTAGATGGCGTTGGGCTTGTTTAGCGTTTTCTTGGGGTAAGAATCCATACTGCATTCGGGTTACTGCACACGACAAGGTTTGCTGAGTCTGAAGCACGCGGTGGGCCAGCGTGCACAGATGCTTCACCATTAACGTGATGTATGAGTATCACCGAGAAAATATCTTTAAACTCCGTCGTCCTCCCTCTGGGTAAAGTACTCGCGCAACTTGGCGTCCACGGCCTTGTCGTTCAGCTCGAACACCCCGTCCCAGTTTGGACGCACAATACGCTGGACATCGGCGATTCCGTCCAGGATGGCATGGCGATCCACATACTTGCGGTTCTTGTGCGTTCCATGCCACAGGTGGTACACTTTGCCTGGCGCACACCCCATGGTGGGCCTTGGCATTCTGCGGTAGTCGGCGAAGGAACGAACGAATGCGGGTTTGAGATAGCCCTTGGGAAACTCGACGCCCAACCAGGCCGCTGTGCTCAGCGTGTCGCCGCTTCCCGTGATGGCGTACTCGTAGAACCCGTACCTGCGGAACCACGACCGCTTGAAGCCCCATGCGAACCCCGGGTGGTAGGTATGGTTGTAGGTCTTGTCCCGATTCATGTACACGACGCTCGAGCGCTCCAGCGTTGGCTTGGTGTAGGTGATGTCGAGCCACACGGCCGAGGAAAAGGGCTGGACCACATCGTGCTTGGCCAGCTGCCTAGAGGTGTCTGCGTACCAGGTTCGGCTCGTGAAGACCAGGTCGGCATCTAGAAACACCACCTTGGAGAAGCGCCACGGGATCCGACGCTCCAGCAAACGGCAGAGCTGTTCCTTGTTGAACATGATGGTCTTGGCACTGACATGGAATGCATCCGTGATTTCGGGTGTAGCGGTTCCATAGGTCAGCTCCAGTGTGTAGTACGGCAGCTTGGCCCGCTTCAGCTTCTCCACCATGTAAAGATAGTTCATGAGCATGCGCTTGGACTTGGCAGGGTTGAAGAACACCAGTCCAATGGCCATGTCGCAGTATAAGGGGGTGTCGTAGGTGCAGGTGGCTACATCTACGACAGTCTGTGTTTTCGGTGGCTCCTCAGGGATGCCAGGTCCAAGGTTATATGCAAAGGATTGAGCTTGCCCCATTACTGCTTACGGCGAGAGGTTTTGCGGCGGGGCTGGCGACGGCGCGTACGACGACCACCAGTGGGTGTGGGCTTTACGCCGCTGGGACCACCACCACGGACACGACGCTTACGGCCTCCATTACCAGGACATTTTGGGCCACCATCTGGTGTGTCTATTCCTTTGTCTCCAGTTCCCCATTCAAACCTTCCGTCTGTATGTGTCCACGCTTTCACGCCGTCGCCCTCTGGTTCAGACGATGTCCAGCAGGCCGCTGGCTCTGGCGCCTTCGTCGGCGGCAGGAGCGCCTTTCGAGGCGGTGGGGCCTTTTGGTTGACATTGTTCGGCCGCGCAGGCTCGGGGGCTGCCTCGGGTGTTTTCACAATGGCCGCAGCGGCCGCCTTGTTTGCTTCTGGTGTGTCCTCAGTTGGGTTTGGGTGAGCTTCGGGAGTTGCGGCGGCGGCTGTAGCGGCCAGCGCCATCGCGGTCGGCAGATCCTGCGGGCTGATATTGACGACTGGGAATTCTGGAAAAGAATGTATTTCTTGTACCATTACACTGCTATTAGCCTCACCCCAGTTCGCGTCACCATATACATCTTGTATTGCGGAAATTCCTTTGGCAAGCGCTTCGTCGTATGCCTTCTGGAGAGGGAGAAGCGCCTGTGCTGCATCGACGAGTGACTCCTGAATAGAAGAATCTTTGTTTTGTCTTTCCTTCTCTGCAGCCGCCTTTTCTTCTGCAGTAGCACTTCCTCCTCCCCTCATCATATTGCACCCAGAAATCCCACTAAACACGCCACTCGAGGCGCTAAAATCAGATCCGATAAATGCTCCACCCCCGAAGAATGTCGCTAATTCGAGCAAAAACACTGCGCCTCCGAGGGCAAGAACTGTGCTTCCGCACAAAACCGTGCCTACGAATAGTCCAGTTTGTGCAACAACTTTGCCTGCCACGCCCAGAGTAGTCATCGCCCCAGCAGTTGCCCCAGATAGAATCGCAGCTTTCATCCTGGGGTCTTGTACGCCATTGAGTTCTGCCTTCACATGTCGTCCTTCCAGTACTTCCTTGTCTGAGAGCGCCTTATATGCTTTTACAACGTCTTCCCACGCACCTTTTACCGTGACTTTATTGAGATCGCGATAGTCGGGGGTGGCTTGACGACGAACCAGGGGATACTCCTCGAGCGTCAGCGGACGTTTCCCAACCGAGCGTATAGTACTTCCCAAGTACTCCGTCAGGATCTTCTTATATTGAGACGGTTGGGTCGAGATCTTCTTTCTCAGTGATACGATGCCTAGGAGACCTCCTCGAAGTGTCTTTCCCTTTCGAGTCCTTGCCATTACACCCTCTACACCAAAAAAACGCAGTCCAGCCTTTAGTACTTGCGACGGGAGGTCTTGCGGCTGCGACGGGACTTGCGAGTCCGACGACCACGGGTCTTGCGACGACGACGGCCGCCCAACGACGCTAGATCCTTACTGTGCTCTTCCTTCAGCGCGTTTATTTGCTTCCCAATTTCCGCAACCTGGTCGTTGGATGTTATATCCACTCCCTGAACCGACCGTGTCGGCGGAAGAGCCTCGAGGCGATCTTGTTCCTTCGTAAGCCTGGCCAACTCCGCTTCGTATGCAGCTACGACCTGCGCGCGCTCGGCATTCTTCGCGGCGGCTACGGGATCCGCGATACCTCGCTGTGCGGCGCTCGCTGTGGTTCGTGCATTGGTTCTCGCAGCCATTCGGGCAATAGCCGTATCAGAGGGTCCGAACAAAGGCATTTATAAACCCTTGGCAAAAAAACGAATCTGCCGCAATGAAATGTAGCCAAGGCACATGTACTCGCCCTACAACCCCGGTAACCGCCCATTCACTGAGTCCGATATCCACCGCATTCTCCATCGCCATGGTCTTCCCCATTATCGTGTGACGCATCGCAAGGTGTTTCAGACGGCAATGGTCCATACGACCTATGTTCGTCGCTCGGAGTATACCACCCCTGACGGCCAACCTGCAGAGTTGGCACCCTGTCCCCACGGTGTGATGCCACTGCAGGATGAAAGCTATGAGTGTCTGGAGTTCGAGGGGGATTCGGTGTTGGGCGTGTGTATCGCCACCTACCTGCGTAAACGCTACCCCGAGAAGAAGCAGGGGTTCTTGACAGATGCCCGCAAGGAGCTGGTCAACAATGAGCGGTTGGGTGAATTGTCCAAGACCATGGGTCTGAACCGATTCTACGTGATTTCCCGTCACAACGAGGATTCAGTGGCCATTGATGGCCGCAACAATGCCAAGAAGTTGGGGGATATCTTTGAGGCGTTCCTCGGGGCCTTGTGGACAGACTGCGGCAATCGGTTTGCCGTAGTCTATGCATTTGTAACCACCGTCATGGAGACGTACCTGGACATTGATGAGATTGTCAACTCCGCCACGAACTTCAAGGACCTGTTCCAGAAGTACTGTCAGCGTGAGTTCCGATGCACACCTGTATACGAGATGCGGTCAAATGACCCCAAGAAGAACCAAATCGAGGTGGCCGTGCTGGTGGAGGGCAAGGTGTATGGGGTCGGTGTTGGCTCAACCCGCAAGAAGGCGGAGCAGGTGGCGTGTCGTGAGGCACTCACAAAAGTCGGGGAAGCCTCCTCCGCCTGAAGGTGCCCCCTCTTCTGGGATTAGAACTATTGATCCAATCCTGCTTAGTATGCTCATCCCATACGTTCCAGTCATTCCGTGTGTTCTCATCGCTCTTGAACGCATTGGCGACTACGAGTTCTTCGATGGTACGCTCATCCCCGTCGCCCACACCAGCAAGAGCCGCAGCGAGAGTCTTTACGCTGTCGACGCCGATTATACCTTGCATACACGTCTCTACCGCCGCAACCGCAGCTGGGGTTTTGGAACATATGAACTTAAGTGACGACAGAACCGAAAGCAAATCGTAGTTAACAAAGAATGCATCTCTTTCGTGGTTCAAGGTGGGGGCGGCGTACTCGGTGAGTTTCTTGGATCCAAGTTTCATTACGTGGTCATACTGCGGAAGATCAAGGTACTGGAGTGGGTTGGTAAGTATTTTTTTGAAGAGGGCTGCGAATTGCATTTCGGTGCGCACCCTATCGTAGTCAAATGTAACCGCCCTATCGTCGGACATAACGGCCATATTGTCGGCATGCAGGTCGTCTATTATGAAGCCCTTGTCTACGCAGAGGCCATCCAATACCGAAATCATGGCCTTGACTCCCTCCGCTACCTTCAGAGTACCAACGGTTTGCTTGAACTTGGGTATGAGAAGACAGGGGGGATACTTCCCGAATGCGTCCATTGCACCTTCTAATACGTCTAGTTGTTTACTCTTGAATCCTTCTGGGAAGTGTGGGACATTGCTACGTAGACGACGTGTCAATTCGTCTCGGACCCATGGAGTACCAGGAAGTGCTACGAAGGCTGAGAGGTTGCATGTATACAACGCTACATACGTGAGTGCGTGCGGTGCGTATTTGGACGTCCTTACGATGTCGTGTTTCGTCAGGATGTCCTTGTCAGCAGAAATGTACGCGATGGTCTTTTCTGCGGGATACCCTGCTCCTTCAGCCTGCCGCTCAGCTGCTTCCCTGGCGGCAGGGTCGACTGGTGTCGGAAGAAAGTCCCACGATGCATTGTGTGCTTTAAACGTGATTGCAGCCATGCCTACCCCTTTGAAAACGCCTCCCTTCATTGGGGCTGCGGCCTTCGCATTGTACTCTCCGTTGGGACCAACTTTAGCCAGCACCGCGTCCTCGACCTCGACGTTAGCAGATTTGCTCTCGGCCCGTAGTTCGAGCCCGACCCCGACCGCCTCCTCGGCCGCGTCCTTGGGAGGTAGAACAAAGGCCTTATCTGCAGCAGCCTTGACTTCGGGAGGAGTCTCTGTCACGCCCCTGATTGCGGATAGTTCTTCGAGCGCTTCAGCATCCCCCTTCTTTTCGGACAGACTCTCTATCCTTGCCCTGTTCAGATCGTCTTCGTGGGACCGTAGAGCGATTTCTGCTTGTCCGGCCGCGCTCAAGTCCGCCTCCTCTGGGCGAAGAGGAGAGACTACTGGTGCTGGTGCTGGTACTGGTGCTGGTGCGACCAGTGCCTTATTTCCGCGTGTCTCGTCACTTCGTCCCATGTACTCTGCTGCGTATCTGTCCTCTGGGGCATCGGGCTTCTCGTCGCCCACTGGTTTTCCACCGCAGCGTCCCATTGTTCCACTTAATGCGAGGAAGTCCCGAACAATCTTATTCACATTCTCCTTCGTTGCAAACCCTGCAAGGAGGTAGGACGTTAGGGTGACTGCAGTCTTACGGGCATAGTAGTATGCGGACAGTTGCGCTGTTCTGTCTACCGACAGATCCGAGAGTCCTTTCAGGATCGACAGAATGTCATAGACGCGAGCAATTTGGAAGCAATTTGTTTCTCCGTCCTTACCACCAGTTGCTGGGTCGTTCAGCCATTTCTGGAACTTTGCATAGTTGTCTGGTGTTGGGACCGGATCCTCCCGTTCCCACTCGTTCTCTTTTGTGGGCGGGGGGAACGTCTCGCCGTATAATTTCCGTATCTTCTTGAACATCCGTGCAATGTAAAAGTGCTGCGAAAGGCCCATGTAGTAGTTCGGTTTGTAGAATCTGGTCAAGAGAGCATAATAGAAAGCGCGTTCAATCGGCGCACCAAGCACCTCATCTACTTTTGGATCGCGGATCTTCATCCGCCCAACATCGTGGATCACGGGCGTACCGTCGTACATGATGGCCATGTTTCCGCGGTGGAGGTCGGCGTGGATGATCCGTCCGTCAATACGCAGCAGGACGCGCAATAAGTCGCACATTGCATCGCGTTGATTGATGGTTGCAAGGTTATAGACATCGCTCTTCTGGGTTCGGGTCACGAGTCCGAACCAATTATTCGTTCCGAAGCGGATTCCTGCATCTATAAGTCTTTTGGTCATTTTGGGCTCGCCTTGTAACTTAACCTGTGTGAGGGTGGCGTCGTAATCCACTGGATACATGCTGTCTGGCTCTGCCATCAAGTTGAAGTGCATCTTCACAAACGGCTGATTGAATGGGTCGGTGTTCTCAAGCATCTCCCTCAACATTTTGTGATACGGGAGTTCGCCATCAAGGCCCCCCGACACCATGCGAACGACAGGATTGTACTTGGTGATAAGGCCATCCAGCCACACCTGATTCTTTTCAGGCGTCGGTTTCTTCATCACTGGGAATCCGTTCCACTTTTCTGGATCGGGCGTCTCGTTGTTGAACACAGGTGTGTCGGCGCCCATCCACTTGAACTTTCCTCCTATTTGGTCGGCTTCCCCTCCCATTTGGTCAACCCCACCCTTCATCGGCTGCGTCTCCAGCACCCCGTCGCGACACCGCACCTTGCGAAGGGTGCGTCCCTTGGACTGGAGCACGGACTTGGTGCAGACCGCGATTGCCCCTTGTTCCTTGGTGCTCCCCTCGCGGGCCTTCAAGGTCTTCTTGACCTTCTTCACGCAACGGCAGAAGGTGTCTACCTGCGGTTCCCTCATTGTTCAATCGTAGAAGAATATATCCTCGCAAAAGATAAACACAATGGGCGGCGGTCTTCTTCAGCTCGTCGCATATGGTGCTCAGGATGCCTACATCACTGGAAACCCTCACATCACCTTCTGGAAGGTCATGTACAAGCGTCACACCAATTTCGCCATGGAGGCCATGCGTGTCAACTTCACGGGCACGGCCCAGTATGGCCAGCGCGTGGTGTCCATCGTGAACCGCAACGCCGACCTGATCTACCGCACCTACCTCGAGGTGACCATGCCTGATACGACCGCCGCGGCCACGGGCAACACGCGCGATGTCAACTGGACGCCTGGTGCCATGCGCCGCCTCGGCTTCCTCCTGTTGGAGAAGGTCGAGGTGGAGATCGGTGGCCAGATCATTGACCGTCACTACGGCGAGTGGTGGTACCTGTGGGAGTGCCTGACGGCCTCGGTCAATCAGGTGTACAAGGCCGACCAGATGCTGGGCGGCGGCATCGGTGCGTCGACGACCACGCTGACCAAGTGCAATGGTCGCCCGAATGTGCTCTACATCCCGTTCGGCTTCTGGTTCAACCGCAACCCGGGTCTGGCCCTGCCGCTCATTGCCCTGCAGTACCACGATGTCCACTTCAACGTGTACTTCCGCAAGGCCACGGACCTGGTCACGACCTACTCTGCGGTGGGTGGCAGCAACTGGCCCAGCATTGCGGCCGCGGCTGGTGCACTGCCACCACCGAAGGATGCGGCTATCTACATTGACTACATCTACCTCGACACGGATGAGCGCCGCCGTTTTGCTCAGGACTCCCACGAGTACCTCATCGAGCAGCTCCAGTACTCCCTGCCGCAGACGGTGACATCGGCACAGGCCCGTCTGGACCTGACGCTGAACCACCCGATCAAGGAGCTGGTGTGGGTGTTCCAGGATGCGCGCCGCCTCGACTGCTCTCTGCCGTCGGGCACCCCTCCCGACTTCTACACGGGTGTCCCCATCACGGCGGGTGGATCGGGTACGCCTGGTACGAACCAGACATCGACGGGTCCTGGCGGTGTCGGCGCCCAGTCCTTCGGAGGGTACACGCAGCCGTTCGCCTACGACGACATTGTCAATCGCTGCCGCATCCAGCTCAACGGACAGGACCGCTTCGACGAGCGCTATGGCGACTACTTCTGGAAGGTCCAGCCTTACCAGCACCACACGGGCGGCGCAATGCCTCTTCTCAATGCATATGTCTTTGAGGACAACATCGTGTCCCCCGACCGTGACCCCGTCACGCAGGCCGTTGTCAACCCCATCAACGTGTACTCGTTCGCCCTCCAGCCTGAGGAGCACCAGCCGTCGGGCACCTGCAACTTCTCGCGCATCGACACGGCTACGCTGGTGTTCGACTCGGTCAAGGCGGGTGGCTCGTCGGGCTACCCGACCAAGAACACGCCCTTCGTGTTCCGCCTCTACGCCATCAACTACAACGTGTTCCGCGTCATGAGTGGCATGGGTGGCCTCGCGTACAGCAACTAAACTTCTTGAAGAAGAACAATGAGTAATCTTGTCAACGGCCGTAATCTATCCGTGGCCGAGCTCGACAAACTGACCACTGAGATGGGAACAGCGGCTGAATCCAATGCGTCGTTGAAAGAAATGAATTCAGAGTCACTGGAGAGGATATGCAAGGGTCTCACGGGAACCGACCTTGAAGGATGTATTGCCCGAAACAAGAGGGGCGCCCGCCGCAAGACACGTAAGATCCGCGTCCGTCGTCGTCGCTCTACACGCCGCGGTGGCATGGGAGAGAAAACGATTGCGAGCCTCAGAAACGCATTTGGCTTCAATAAGCCCCCTCCCCAAGAAAACCCACAGGATGTAGCACGTAGGGCCTGGTGCGACGCCAATTTCGGAAGGATTCCAGAGCGCCAGCTTCAGTGTTATCAAGAGGCACCTGATGACGTGAGTAGTAGCAAACCCTGGCCTGCAAACAAGAAGGCTGGACGTCGCCGGTCTACACGTCGCGGGGCACGGGCTTCGCGGAAACGTCCCACTCGGTAATCTTGATGTTCGGTGTGCATCCGTGCAACCCTTGCGTCTGCTGCATCATGATGGGTGCATCCTCCCCAATGCCCGGGCACTTGAGGTGGTCGTGGCCTAGGATGTGTCCAATCTCGTGGGACACCACATACTGCCGATAGTTCTCCAAGTCTTGCTTACTGCGGTGGGCACCGTGCATCCATCGCCAAGAGTTCAAATACATTTGACGACCTCCCAGTTCTGCACAGGACAGGTGGTAGTCACATCCAATATCATGAAGGGTCCCAGGGTTACACAGTCGTATCACCACTTGCGGGTTTCGGGTAACCATTTCAAACTTGTATCCATGGGCCTCCCACCCGTCAGGGTCTGACAAGTAGATCTGCAGAAGCTCTACGAAGGGCATCTCGTGCTTCGGGTACTTGACATCTGGGTCCATATAGGCAATGTACTTCACAACCTTCATTGTCTTTGGAAACGGAAAGTTCCCACACACAAGGAAGTAGGGTGCTGCCATGAAGTGTCCACACTGCAAAAAGAAGAGCCACCTTGCGTTTGTATGTGACTGCACGATCGAGTTCTGTGTCAAGTGTCGCACCCCTGAAGTCCATGGGTGTACTGCAAAAGAAGGGAAGAAGGTGGAATTAGTGAAGGTTGTAGCCGATAAGCTACCCGAGCGTGTCTAGTTCTCCAACGCAGGCATGTCTGCGTAGATGTCTGGGTCCTCCTCGTCCGCTAGGTTGGGAGGTGCCAGGTAGAGATCCACAGGCAGCTGGTCAATGTTGCTGTAGAGAAGAGCCATGAATCGCTCTCCCCAGTTGTAGGTGAGACCCTCGCGCTCGAGGATGCAGGCAACCGTGCACCCTACCACCTCGCCGACATTGATCTCAAACTTGAAGATCTTGTCGGGAAGATTGTTGTCTCCAGGCCAGGTGAGAGTGATGATACGCCATCCCTCCTCATTGGAGTCCGTGAACTGGAGATTGGGATGCTGGCCGAGGGCGTTGAGGGTGTTGAGGAGAGCGGTGTTGAGAGGAAGCATTTTGACGATGAGTGTGGTTGGGGTGGCGGGTGAGGAATCCGTTTTTGGGTATCGTCGAAAACGGATTCGTAGACCATATGCCATGCCACAGAACGACACAAATGGCATCTTCTAACAACATGGATCTTCTCTCGGACTGGATTTCAGACATCAACAAGGAGAGCGAGACGGCTGAGGCAAAGAAGCGCACTCCAGCTGCTCGATCCGAGGCTGCATTCTGCGTACGCACCGTGTCTGCGGCGGATGCACTCGCCGACCTAATGGAGAACCCCGAGGACCCGTTCCTCTTTCGCAAGTGGCTACGCCTTCGGATCGAGGAGGGTCCTGCGGACATCAGAGAGTATCCTGGTCCGCGACGCCAAGAAATGATCGAGGAGTACTGTGGACTGCAGCTCGTCAAGCTTCTCGGTTGCACGTGTGGTGGTCACGGACTCTACCGAGTTGATCCCGAGCTAGAGTGGCAGTATGCATCGGGACAATTTAACATCAAGGCTCGAATGGGAGGATGCACGTGCGGAAAGCCCGAGATGCGCACACATGCGGGCTTTACACCTGGAAACGGAAATTCGATTTATGGCGTCTATTGAATGTCACAGCCTCCAACCCCGCGTAAAAATTTTACACTGTGACACGGTGTCATGGAATCGTTGAAAATGGATTCGTGAGGTCCACGAGCTCTGTGTAGTCGGCCCAGAACACACACCATACACATGCATCCAAGATGTCTACGCCTACCAAGCCTTCCTTCACTCCTGTTGCACCCGGTGCTCCCCGCAAGAAGCCGCAGTGGCTTCTTGATGAGGAGGCTGCGGACCCTACGCTCGCCGCAAAGGTCGATGCCGCCCGCACAGAGGCCGCAAAGGTCGCCGCGGAAAAGGCCGCGCGTGACGCAGAGCGCGCCGCCGCCTGTGCCGCCTGGCACGCCGCCCGCCCCGAGTGGGTCATGCAGGTGGTAGAGATTGCCCCTGGCGTGAAGGGCAACGAGCGCGAGTGGGAGGTTCCGCCGAAGACGGCGGAGCGCCGCGTGCGCAACAATGCCAAGTGCCCGTACTGTGGCAAGTAAACAAACCAAAAAAACACAAATGAGGCGAAGGACAATCCGAAGGGCAACGATGGCGAGTAAGGCTAATCTCCCCCCGAAGACCCAGAGCTGTAGCGCGCGTTCCGTTCCGCCACGCACTAACCCGGGGGCAACCCCATTTTTCCCTTGAAAATGGATTCCGTGGGTCCAGAATTAAACCAGGGTGGGGCCAGCACACACACTGACTCTACCAAGCCTTCAAGCCTTCAAGCCTTCAAGCCTTCAAGCCTTCTCTCCAACTTCAACAATGGCCCACACCTGCAACTTCATCAAGAAGGGCGACCTGCGCCCCTGCGAGGCCTTCGTCGCGGCCCCGGGCGCGGACGGCGTACGCTGGCTGTGCGGGATTCACGCCCCCATCAAGGCACGCCTCCCCCCGCACGCCGCGGGCGGGTGTGAGTTCGTCATCAGCGGCCCTGACCACTGGTGTACGCACGTGGTAGCCCCCGGTGACCGCCTGTGCCCCCTTCACGCGGCACGCCGCGAGCGCGAGAATCGCCTTCGGGTGGCTAGGGTCGCAGCCGAGGCAGAGGCACGCCGCGCGCTCATCGCCCTGGACGTGGAGATGGCGGGACTCCGCATCCCGCCCGTGCATATGCCGCGCGCGGGTCCTGATGCCGCCCTTGGTCCGCGTGCGCCCGCGCCCCTGGACGGGGGCGAGGTGTTCCGCGTGCTGCAACTTGCCCGCCTCGCGGACGATCGGCAGAACGTTCACACCGGCCCCGTGGTCAAACAGACCAACGCGGGCGAGGAGAAGCTTCTGGCCGTGCGGACGGACGGGAAGCCCGTGGGACTCCGCGTCCTACGGTCCTTCCTCCTACGCAGCGGGTCCATGCAGACCTTCATGCGGGTGGCCAACGATGTTGAGCACTGGTACTCGACGGAGACGTGCCGCCGCGCGGGCGACCGTCTCTACGGCCGCGTGATGGAGGGTCTGTGGACACTGATCGGCCAGCAGCCCGAGGAGCAGCAGCGGGAGCTGAAGTTCCGCCTCTGGCAGGAAGCCGTTGAGTCCGTAGGGCAGTGCTGCGAGGGGCACATCGCGCGCCTGGTCAATGTGATGGCTGGCTTTGACGAGGCATTCAAGCCGCGTGTGTCTCTTGGCGAGTCCATCCAGACGAAGATGGCGGAACTCGCGGGCTCGGAGGCACTGACGGCCGCGGAGAAGGTTACGGCGGCGCGGGCGTTCCTAACGGAACTCGCCGTGTCAGCAGATGACCAGGCGCCCTGGCTGGAGGCACTGGAATGAAACTCCCGAAACCAAAATGACAAATGAGGAAAGGGGCCAATCCGAAGGGCAACGATGGCGAGTAAGGCTAATCTCCCCCCGAGGATCCCAATCTGAAGCGCGCGCTTCCGTTCCGCCACGCACTAACCCGGGGGCAACCCCACCCATTTTCCATTGGGTGGGTAGGATACCCACGGAGAATCGTTGAAAATGGATTCATGAGGTCCAGGAACTCTGTGTAGTCGGGCCAGCACACACACTGACTCTCAAGCACACACGCCTTCAAGCACCCAAGCCTCCACACCTTCAACCCTCCAACCTTCAAAATGTCCACCAACACCTGCACGCAGGTGCAGCTGGATGCCGCCATGGACTCCATCTGGGCGGACCTTGAGGCGCGCTACAACACAATCGAGGATGTCAAGGCACGCCTTGCCCTCGAGCTGTGGGGCGTGCCCATGCCCGCGCCAGTGCCCGCGGCCGCGCCTGTGGCCGAGCCCGTCTCCGAGTCCGAGTCCACGGAATCGAAGCGCGGCCGCAAGAAGGGCCCGATGACGGAGGAGGCCAAGGCCAAGATGGTAGCCAAGCGCGCGGCCACCATCGCCGCCAAGGCCGCGGGGGTAGTGCCGCCCCCGTCGTCGCCCGTGGCCGCCCCCCTCCGCATCAAGGTGCCGAAGGAGGCCAAGGCCAAGCTGACCAAGGAGGAGCGCTCCGCGGCGGCCAAGGCTCGGTATGCCGCCATGTCTGACGAGGGCAAGGCCGCAATCCGCGAGCGCCTCGTCAAGGCGCGCCAGGCCGCGAAGCAGGCCAAGGCCTAAACCCAACAAACAAACAACCCAAAACAACCCACAAAACGCTGAACCCAAAATGACAAATGAGGCGACGGATCATCTGAAGGGCAACGATGGCGAGTAAGGCTAATTTCCCCCCAAGG